CAGACAGCATGATGAAAGTCTCAATGGTTCCTACAAAGCATGTAACGGACATATGGGATGCGGTAAAACCGCACTTAAAGAAAGCCGCTGATTATACTTATGGGCGGTATGAAGTTGACGATATACTAGATTGCATTACAGATTACGATCACACGCTTTGGATTGCGTTTGATGAAAAAGGAATTAAAGGTGCCGTTGTTACTATGATGGCGCAATACCCACGTAAAAAGTACTTAGATATGGTGTTTACGGGGGGTGTAGAGTTAGAAAGTTGGAAAGCTCAGATGTTAGATTTGTTGCAAAAATGGGCTTTTGATAATGAATGTAATGGTATTGAGTCTACTGGGAGACCAGGATGGGCTAAGATTTTTAAAACTGACGGGCACAAACCGTTGTGGAATACATACGAATTACCTGTGGCTAATACAGGTTTAGGAGATATAAATGGGTAAAGGTAGTCCATCAGCGCCACCAGCACCAAAAAGTCAAGAAATACATCAGAGTAACTTACCTGAATATGCTAAGCCGTATCTTACGGACATTATGCAGCGTGCTCAGGCTGAGTCTAATAGACCTTATCAGGCCTATGAAGATCCACGAGTTGCAGGGTTTACTCAAGGTCAAATTGGATCACAACAAGAAGCTCTTGGTATGCAAACAAGACCAGAGTTTGCTCAAGCGGGTCAAATGGTTAATACCGGAGGGCAACAGTCTCTTGGTTTTGGGCAAACAGGAGCCGGACTAGGTGCAATAGCTGCGGGGGCAGGACAAAATTATCAAAACTTAGCTACTTCTCCTGCGGCGCAACAAGCGTTTATGTCTCCGTACACGCAGAATGTAGTAGATGTGCAAAAACAAGAAGCCTTACGAGACGCACAAAAAACTAATTTAGCAGGTAATTTAAACGCAGCCAGACAAGGTACTTATGGTGGTGCAAGACAACTATTAGCGCAAACAGAAAGAGAGCGTAACTTACAGCAAGAACTTGGTGCTATACAAGCTAGAGGGCAACAAGACGCATTTAAACAAGCACAGCAAGCTCAACAGTTTGGTGCAGAGTTAGGACTAAGAGGCTTAAATACTGGTCTCCAAGGACAGCAAGTAGGTCTACAAGGCGCACAACAAGCTACACAAGCTGGTGCAACTCTTGGTGATCTTGGTGGTTCAGCGCAAAAAAGTCAGTTACAAAGAATACAGGCACAAGCGGCGGCTGGGCAAGAACAACGTGGATTTAATCAACAGCTACTCGATCAGTCTTATGCTGACTTCTTATCACAACGTGATTACCCAATGGAGCAATTAGGGTACTTTAGTAACTTAATGCGAGGTATACCTGTAACATTAGGATCGACAGCTACAACGTACGCACAGCCTCCATCAATGGCTTCTCAAGTTGCTGGGTTAGGTATTGGTGGGTTAAGTATGGCTAAATTATTAGGGGGTATTGGGTAATGGAAACTAAACCTTACAACTTACAAGCTCCTGAATCCATTGCTAAAGAATATGGTGGCAATAAACAAAAAATAGCACAAGCAGTTCAAATGGGTATTGTTAACCCAACAGCTGCTTTACTTGCGGGTATGTTTATTGATCGTATGAGAAACGCCGCACCTGCGGAACAAGCACCTACACAAACAGTAGCCGAAGAAGTATTTAGCCCACAGCCAGCACCTAGCATGCCTGCTCAAGGGTTAGCGGCTATGCAACAACCACAAATGCCACAAGGTATGCCACCACAAGGTATGCCACCACAAGGTATGCCATCACAAGGTATGCCACCACAAGGTCTAGCTGCTATGCAACAGACACAAATGCCTTCTATGGCAAGCGGTGGTGCAATAGGTTATGCCAGAGGTGATGAAATTAGGGGTAATCCGTTTTATGATTCTCCTGATCTGTATGAAAGTAGAAACAAATTTGATTACGAAATTGAAGATTTAAAAAATCAATTAAGAAATACAGAAACAGATGATCGAAGAGGATTAGCAGAAAGACTTAAACAGATTACGATGGGTGATCCGGCGGTACTTCCTGAACTTTCAGACGATCCATCATTAATTGAACTTGGAGAGCGAAATAGAGATCTTCTTGCTTTAAAAGAAAGAGGAATGGCAAGACAAGATGAAGGTGTTTTGTCGTCCGAAGAATATGAGAATTTTGGGCTTGAAAACCTTATACCTGATAATCAATATATGGGACGCAGTAGAATTCAAAATTTGGAAGAAGAAATAGCTAAACGCGAGGCCGAAAGACAAGCAGCTGTTACTACTCCTGATAATTTTCAAATGCCCGAGAACGAGTTTGATGAAACCGTTTTAGGCTATCCTAGAGAAATAATAAAGCTTGACGAAAATGGAGAAGTTCCTGGTGGTCTTCAAAGTGTAATTGACTTCGCACCTGTTCCGGGTGAGGAAAGCCTTGGGTTACAATCAGAAGGAAACATTGGATTACAAGCCCCAGAGCTACAGCAAGAACCTGGCACATTACTAGATCCTCAAAGTTATCCTGGAGCACCTGAAGCATCAGAACTTACGGGTATTCAAGCGGCGACCTCTGATTATGAAAAATTACAAGAAATGCTTGGTAAGTCAAAAACAGATGAAGATATGACAAAAGAAGCAGTTCAAGCTCGTGCGGATAAAGAAAAACGAGAAGATACATTGACTGCGTTAGCTGAGTTTGGTTTCCGTATGGCAGCTAGTGATTCTCCATACTTCTTACAAGCCGCAGGTGAAGCGGGTGCAGGCACTGCGCCAACATTTAAAGACGCTATTTCTCGAAGTAGGACTACTGTTGAAGACGCAAGGAAAGAAAGAAAAGCTACTGCGCTTAGTGCTCGAGCAGAAAGAATTGAGCTACTTAAAGAAGCTGTAAGTAGATTAAGTGGGAAAGAAAAAGCCGCAGCAGAAAAAGAATTGAAACAAGAAGAGTTTGCATTACGTAGAGAACTGAAAGGCNTAGACAAAGACATTGCAAANATTTATAAACCTGAAGGGGAAAAATCTGAAACTGAAAAAAACAGAGNAAGAATTGAAGCTTTAATTAGAGAAGAAAATCCTGAAATGGATGAAACTGAAGTGATAAGACAAGCAGCGCGAATATCAAAAGGCTCTTCTACTGAAGAGGTTGATAAATATGAATTAGGGAAACAGTATCGAGACGCTTTAGCCGACGAACAAGCAGTGCGCAACGAAATTCGATTAGAAATAGATGTTGGCGGTAAAGGTGGGTTTACAAAAGCGGAATACGACGAAATTAACCGAATTAAAACTTCTGGAAAACCTGGAGAAATGGAAGCATATATAGAAGAACTACTAATAGGGAGAAGGGGTCAGAAAGCTTACGACTCAGTTAGAAATTTAGAAAAGCAATATAACGAAGTACTTTACGGGATAAAAAGTGTTGATGACTCTCCTGAGTTTAGGGGTGTTAGCAACGAGGCATGGGATGTATTAAGCAAAAATAAAGATAACCCTAGTGCAATAAAAGAATTTGCAGAACAGTTTGGTATCCCTGAATCTCAAGTACCTTCAGCGCTTGAAGCGTGGCAAGCTCAATAAACAAGCTATTAAACTAATTAGTGTAAGGGAAATAATGGCTGAGAATACAAATTTATTTAGTGATTTTTCTGGCTCTTACACATCTCCAGAAAATATAAAACGTAAAGAAGACGAAGAGGAAACAAATTTATTTTCTGAGTTTTCTGGGTCTTATATAAGCTCAAAACCTGCCATACAAGAAGAGGCAGAAACTCCAATTGCAGAAGAACCCGTAGAAGAACCTAAAGGTTTTTTTGATAAGGGCTTTGACTACTTATCAGAGCAAGTTAATGCTTTGCCTACAGCGCGGGGGGGTAGATTCTCGCTTCCAGAACTTGCCCTTAAAGGAGCCGATTTTTTAAATGTAAATCCATTTAAAGAAAAACAAAATAGAATAGAAAGGCAATTACAAAGAGAAATTGACAGAAAAGATATAGACGAGACATACGAGCGTGGAGAAGAAATCTCCGGTATGCAAGAGGTAAAACAACTTAAGTATACACTCGAAGATGCTGGGAGAAGTATTGGTGGAACTGTATCTACAGCGTTAGAAGCCGCTGGGTTTATGCCCCCAGGATCAACGGCTAAAGCCTTAGAAGAGTATGAAGCATTTGGTGGTGATCGTCGAATCCAAGAGATGATAGATTACTCTACGGAAGAAGGAGAAAAAGGTAAATCAAAACTAGGTAGGGCTACCAAAGGCTCTATTGCAATGCTTAGTTATTTATGGGACAACCCAATGGCAGGCGTTAATTTTTTAGCTATGCAAGCACCAGCTATGCTAACCGCAATTGGCCCTGCAAAACTAGCAAAAATGGGTACTGGGGCGTTATTAAAAGCTATAGGTGCAGCACGAAAAATACCAAAAATTTCTAACCTTTTAAGCTTATCTGCTTTTGGTGCTACTTTTAACAGCACTATGAATCTGTTTCAATCTCTAGGATCTAACTATGAGGCTGGATTACAAAAGTTTAATGGTGATCAAGAACAAGCTAAGAACTATGCGTTTGAAAAAACTACTGCTGAGATGGGGCCAAATGCAATTGCTGGGGCGCTGTTACCTGTACGTATAGGACTTGTAACTCCTAGTGTAGCTAGACAAGGGCCAGTTAAAAGTGTGCTTGCTGATGTTGTTGGGCAAGGTGCCATACAAGCTACGGGCGGTGTACAAGGTGCCATAGCAGGTGCTGAAGCAGTCGGTGAAGAAGTTGAACTTGGTGAATTAGTTGCCGAAGGTTTGTTTGAATTTTCTACTGCACCTATTGATTTAGCACTTTCAAAAGGTGAAATAAATGTTATTGAGGCTAAACAACAATTAGTAAATCAGTTTGCCGAACAATTTGGAGAAGGGGCTGTAACAGAAGCGCAAGTAGCTCAAGCCGCAAAAATTGTAGATGATGGTACAACAGAAGGAAAATCTTTATCAGAAATAGGAAAAGACCTTGACTCTTTTGCCCGTACTTTATTTGATATACCAGAAGTAACTCGTCGTAGAAGTTCAAATAGACAAGAGCAAGAAGATATTGATTCTGTTATTTCTATAGATGAAAAAGAATATAAACCACAAGAAATAATAAATCTTATTTTACCTGACGGTAGCCAAGCTAGGTTAACTCAAGAACAAGCTCTTAAAAAAAGGTATATAAAATTAGGAAAGGGACTAGAAACTGTCCCTGCAGGAACTCCTCGAATAACACCAAAAGAACAAAAAATTACTTTGTTTGATGGACAAGGGCAAGAAGTTGAAGGTGTTGTAGAAAGACAAAACTCTGCGGGAGCGGTTCAAGCAAATGTAAATGGGGAAAGTGTATTAGTTGGCGAGAGCAGGTTTTCAACTGTAGACCCCACAGCGCCTAATCGAAAGTTTGAAACTTTAGACGAGGCTGCAAACGTTTCTGAATTATCCGACGAAGAGCTAGTCAGTATAAGTGAAACAGTAGAAACTCAAGTTAAAAATCTTGGGGAAGCAGGCTCCGTACTACCTACATATAACCCGTTAGTTAGAGATTTAACTTCTCTTCGTGCTGAGCAAGAAAGAAGGGGTATTCGCCCCATCGCTAAATCAGCAAAACCAAGAGTCAAAGTGCGGGGAGTTATACAAAACCCTACTAAGCAAGATATAAGAAAGCTTACTCAAGGGCAGCAAACCGAATTTGATTCTGGTACGCCATCAATTTTAGGGCCAGAAAAACCAAAAACTACTGAAGTAGTGCCCGAACAAAGCGCACTTAATACTCAAGTAGATAATATTTTAGAAGCTATAGACAAACCAGCATCTACAGTAGCGGATATCGACACTGAATTTGTTGAGGCAATGGCAACAGAGTTACAGTATGAAGACTCTATGTACGACGACTTAACTGGGGAAGAACGTATAGATCTTTTTGCTCGAGCACTTCAAGTTACACAAGCTCCAGAAATGCAAGGTACCACAACAGCGCAATCAGCTACTACTATATTAGAAAGAGCTAAACCATTCCAAATAAAATTAGCAGAAGAAAAATTAGCTACGTTAGGTGCAGCATCAAATGAACAATTAAGTTACAAAGCAGAACCTGTTGCAAGTCAAGGGCATACTAAAAAATTAGGCTTCGGCAAACTTACTGATATACCAAAGAGAGAAGATTTAAAATCAGAAACAGAATTCATGCGTTCTTTGGATGAGTTAATGAATGCATACTCAATGGGTCTAGAACGTCCTGAAGATCTAGTTCCTCGAATTGATGCCTTATTAGCAAGAGCCAAAAGACTACGAGATAAAGAAAAAAACCTACGTAATACACGACAGAGACAAGGTGGGACGCGTTTAATTAAAACTCGGTTAAACGAAGCTGTGCGTAGAGGAGAGCTAAACCCAAAGACTTATGATTTATTTGAATGGGTAATTAATCAAAACCCAGAGTTAGCTGCGCAAGTAGGTATTTCAGTTATAAAACGTACAGATAAAATAGACAAAAGCACTAGGGGTAGTTACACCCCGTACGATAAAAAAATATCCAAAGATTTAGAAAAACTTGCTGAGGCATTAGATGACCCTAATTACAATCCGTTGATGGGTGTAATTAGAATTATTAAAGATGGCGCCAATTCAAAATCTGATACTGCTGTTCATGAGTTACTACATCATCTAGAACGTATGCTTCCTAGTGATGTTCAAACTAGTATACGTGAGGCTTGGGAAAAAGGACTTAACAACGAACTAAAAATTGCGTTACAAAAAGAAAAAGTTTTTTTAGACGCGTTAAATATGCCTAGTGGTTTAACTAACGTAGAATTAGTAGCTGCTAACCCTACCATGTATGAAGAGTTACAAAAGACTCGATTGCGAATGCGTGCCTTAGCGCATCTTAAGGAAGTCAACATAACAAAAGATGGTGATGCTGTTGATAGCATGTATGGTGCGTTTGATACCAGAGATAATGGTATGTTTGATCGTATTAAAAAACAACTTGGGCTACCGTTAGACACCGTACCTTTACAAAACGAAGACTACCAATACTTTAACCCCTCTGAGTTTTGGGCTGTAAATGCCTCACGTATTTTAGAAGGTCGTTATGACATAAAAGATAACGTAATTAAGAAAATAAAGAATTGGGTGTCCGAGTTTATAACTAAACTTAAAGGGTTAGTTGGTATCGATCCTAATTCACCAGTACTTAAAGCTTTAGATGATTTAATAAAAGGAAAGATATCCGCAGAATTTAAAAGCGAAGACATGTTGTCGCAATATTATAGTTCGCTTAACGACGACGCTGTAGCGCAAGTAACTGAAATGAGAAGCGTTATAGGAGAAAACGAACCTCAAAGTAAAAAAGGTGTTGGAGAGACTAAAAAGTTTCTTACTGAGCTACTAAACGACACAAAAAAAGCAATCAAATATGCAAAAACAAATCCTCCGGGGGCAGCTAGGTATTTATGGTTAGGCCTGTTAGATACTTTCAGTATTTTTGACAGCGTGCGTAAATCTACTAACACAGTTTTAGAAAATTATGTTAACCGTCTGGAAGAAATTATTGGGAACTTAAGAAAAGATCAAACACGGTTAATGAATTTAGGAACAAAGAAATTAAATAAATTTGCTCGGTTTGTTAATGACGCTCCTATTGCGGGAAGAATACTACAAGAGTTAATGAGTGTTTCTACGGCTATTCGATTTGATCCTTCAAAATATAAAAGTATAAAAGAAGCGTTTGCAAAGGATCGAGGGATAGCAATACTTGAAAACCGTTTAAAAAATCAAATACTTAATGAAGAAGATCTAGACACCGCAGATTATATATTTGGAGAAAATTGGGTTTCTGAAGATATACAAAAGCAAATTAATGAAAGAAAAGACGTTATTAGATCTCTTATGCGGGATTGGTTAGCGTTAGGAAAAATGCAACGTGCGCCTTCAAGAGTGCAACAGGCTAAAGACACAAAGAAAGGCAATGTTGATACAACTGCACAAGTTAAACCTTATCTTGGGGAAGCACATGATATATACAGCGAAATTGCTAGTGTATATAAACAAATTTTAAACGAACAAGAAGCAATTCGTTTTGCAAACATAGATAAAACTAGTTTACCTGAAGAAACAAAAGATTCACTTAAATTAGAAATGCGTAAAAAGTACAAAGTAATGCGGGACTCAGGCCCATACTTTCCGTTGTATAGATTTGGAGATTTTTGGTTTAGAGTTCCGAAAGGTAATAAAAATTATGGCCTTTGGACGTACGAGACAAAAGAGCAAAGAGATGATGCAAAAAGAAAAATGGAAAATATACTGCGGTCAGAAGGAGAAAACCCCAGCATAATTATATCCAAAGATACCAGAAAAGAATTACGAACGGAAGTCTCAAACGATAGCATATTGCAAAATGTTATTGATAAGTTAGACGCAATAGTTAACGTACGCAAAGGTAGCGGTGCAGATCTTACGCCACCAGATCAAAATAAAATTAATGCAGATATTAAAGCAATAAAAGAGGAATTTGTTGAGCTATATCTACAAACATTGCCAGATAAAGATTTAAGATCGCGTATGCTGAAACGTAAAGCAACGCCAGGATATAGCACAGATCAAGTTCGAGCCTTTGCAACTTATATGAGTGCAGTTGCCGCTCAACTTCCAAGATCTAAGTACAGAAAAGATTCTGAATTAGCAACGCAACAGGCGCGAGAGGGTACACAGGAAGATTTTAGTTACGACTCCGGCGATATCTCAAGGCAAATAATTGATGAACTAGAGCAACGAATGAATTTTCAATTCGCCCCACCTAAATTTAGTGAAACGCTAAAAATGTCTGAGGTTTTACTTAGTCAAACGGTGTTTTATAAATATTTAGTTGGTGTAGACACTTTCTTACAAAACTATAGTGTNCTAACAACTTTTCTACCTGCAATTTTAGGTGCTAAATATGGTTACACATCAACAATAAAAACGTTATCAAAATACCTACTTGCGGCGGCTAACCCAATAAGTAAAATTGATACTCAAGATGTTGAGCTTGGAAGTTTAGAACTCGGTGTTACGGATGTTGAAGACTTTTCTTTGTTTAATACACCGTTGGTGCAAAACAATCCTGTATTACAAGCTGCATACAGATCCTACAATAATCAAGCAGGGTTTAACACTAACTATATTAGNGACCTTACTCACTTTGCGTCTCAAGCTACTGAGGTATCTTTAGAAAAGTTAANCAACCCAAGTACANCACAAAAGTTTTTANANGGGGCATCTTTAGGTTTTCGGATAACAGAAAGACAAACTAGAGAAATTGTATATTTAGTAGCCTTTGATTTAGCATTTAAAAAGAAACTTAAAAAAGTAAAGCCTGGGGATACTAAAGGAGTAGAACAAGCTTTTGAAGAGTCTGTTACGGAAGCTAAAGAAAATACTCAAGAGGTTGCGTTTAACTATGACCCGTTCAATAGAAACTTTAATAGGCTTGTAAATAGAAATGATTTCGTAGGTTGGGCTACTCGACAAGGTAGTCGATTAGGAAGTTTTAGATTTCAAGCTATTGGGCTTGTGCTTAGAAATTTATTTATGGGTATTGGGGTTATAAGAAATATAGAACCTAGAGAAAGAGTCAGAGCACTACAAAATTTAATTGGTTTGTTTACATTTAGTGCTATTACTGGGGGTATCCCAGCGGCTACAGGTAGTTGGGGTTTATTTTTGATCTTAGGTTACCTTGCTCAAGACATGATAAGAGACTCTTTTGATGATGATATTCCTGAAGAAGCAAAACTTAAAGCAGCATTAAGTAATAAATTTACTAATCAAAATTTAATGCTTTGGTTTTACAAAGATTGGCTACCTTCTAAATTTGGCGGGGAAGAAACTTTTATGACTAGAGTGGCAAGAGGTGGCATATTTAATGCTATAACTGGTTATGATTTCGCTAGTAAACTAGATTTTGATTTTGTAGCTCCTAGTGTTTACAGCCGCCCTGCGTCATCCGTCGATGCTTTTGTTGGTGATATTGCTACTGGGTTTCTTGGTGTTACTGCTAGCGATACAGAAGGTTTTCTTATAAATATGGCTGAATTTATAGATACTTTAGCTGCTGATTACGAAGGAAACAAGTTAGATGCTATAGGGGTATTAGCGCTAAAAGCAATTACCTCTCAAAATCAAATAAGAGATTTATATACGGGGGCTATGGAAAAACTAACAAACAAAACAACTGCACGTAGAGCAGTTCCAATTTCTAGAGAAGAAATAAGTGCTGTTGATACTATAATGCGTATGCTTGTTGGAGTAGACCCTGCACGTAGAGCGGAGCAAGAAAAAATAATACAAATGATAGCGCGAGAAATTAATAAAGTAGATGCAGAAATATCCAAAGCAAAAACAAAGGTTAGAAAATTAGCAGAAACAGCCGAAGCCAAAAAAGGTACTTTTGAGGGTAATGTAGCCGAGCGTAGATTAGGCGCGGCGAGAGAAGAACTTACGGCGCTAGAAGTAGAAAAAGAAGGATTTACTGAATTTGGAAAAATTGGACAAAGGGGTGATGAAGCAGTTACAGAAGGTAGAGAAAGAGCAACTGAGCCTTTAACTGGGTTTGGATTGTCGAAACAAGATGCTGAAGATCTACTTTCAATTGCAGGAACAAGAAAAGTTAAAGTAGAGCAAGAAGCTATAGAAAGAGAAAACAAGAAGAAAAAACAAGAATAAAAAACCCCCCGTTTTTAGGCGGGGGGCTAAACCATAAGGTAAAGAGCGAGAAATACCCTACAGTTTAAACTCTCCAGACTCGAACACCTTTTATCCCTTCTTGAATAACTACCTTCTGGACAACTTTAAACTTAAGTCGTTTCATAACTTTTAAAATATCTTTCTTTGCTTGCACAGGATTTAAACACGGGAGAAAAATAGAAGTCCCCCGCTTAAACTTTGCCCAATCAATTTGGTAACTGACCTTCTCTACTATCATCTTCTGGCTTCGCAAATTCATCCATATCAATAAAGTTAGGATTTGAGCAATCAAAAACTAAAGTATGAACCCCTGGACTAGCGACTTTTAAACCTTTACCCAAGCGCTTAACCATTGACCCCATAAAAATACCTTGCTCTTTAAGTTGCGACAACAAATCTTTATAGTCAATTTGATACTCAGTACATTCGGTTTTAAATGGTTTAGTAGCAAAGAACATCTTTTTAGTATCAGGCTCATAGCGAATCTTCAATGCCCCTCGAGGAGTTTCAAGTGGCATCATTTGCATGTTGGTGCGTAAGTCTACCTCATCATTAACCACTGCGATGTTCTGTATATTCCTATTAATATAATCACCAATTACTGAGACTAAATTAGTTGGTGGTGGCGCAGTATCTCTACGTAAGTCTTGCAACATACCAGTAGACCAAGCATAGATCTGTTTCATATCCCAATTGAGCAACTCCAAACGCTTAGCAATAAGCCCACCAGTTATGTTTGCCGCAACTACAGCAGACCAAAAACGCTCTTTTGCTTCAAGTTGTAGTTCCTTATCTAACTTGCCTTGGATAGATTTAACCGCAGTAAGAACCTCTTCCATGTTGCTTAAAAGATATCTAGCGTATATCTCTCCTGCATGCCCATAGTTATCACTAAGTTGATGATCAAACATTTCTTTAGCAAAATCAGCGGCAATAATTTTGTTTGGCTCAATACGATACTCTAATAACCGCATCATCTCACCATCAGGACTATTTTTTATTGATCCAAGATTTTGATAAAACGGAGAGTTTGAAGTACATAAAGATATCGTTGACCATGTTGTATTATTAGTTCTTAATTCATTAGCATTTGCTTTTGCTCGATGCCGACCACGACCTTGTGACATACTATAAACGAGTGTGGAAAACTCTTTAGGATGCATATTTGTAATTTCATCCACAGTAAAAGGTAAGTTGTTTAGTATGCCTAGAGTTAGCATCTTAGAAACAAACGTGTCATCCCACATCAATCCTATCTTTGTTGGGTGACCCCAGACGCTATTGCACATACGTAGTACAGTTGATTTGCCTGTGCCAGAGTCAGCGTGGATCAAGTTAATGATAGCCCCTGTTTGCCCTAAAAACTTTAATAACGGAGCGCCAAAAGCAGTTAACGCCGCAAACGCATGGGGTTCTAGCCCTGGCTTGCCATACAGATTAAACACTTCCTTCCAATCTTCTAATGTGCCTTTAGGTTGTAAGTGCGGTGCAAGTTCTTTAGTGGCAGAAGAAGGTGGGCTGTGATATACCCCTTCCGCACTAATCTCTTTATCACCCAAAATAAACTTAGTGTTTTTGTCAGCCCATCCGAACTGTTGTCTCATTTGCTCTGCTCTCTTTTGTAGTTGTAGTTCATTAATACAAATTAAAATAAAATCAGTTAGTAATTTAAACTTCTTACCGTTACAGGCAACGCCTTGACTCGACAGAATTCTTCGTAATTCTTTTGGATCTGTAATCTGAGAGTTTGGAATTACAAATTCTTTCACTCCATCTCGAGGCAAATGTAGTTTTACTAAAGTTACCTCGCCCCACAAAGGATCACGCATACGTTTTACAACGTATAAATCATTTTGATATATACATATAGGTTCCTCATCTTCACCCATAGACACATAGATACCACCATTCTTACCCCTGATGTACGGGCTAGGAAACTCAGGTACTACGTGTATTTGATCAGCTACATTTTCATCTGGGCTTGAGACCACTACAGTGTTGTCTTCTACCTCTGCCTCTAGCACTTCTTTACCCAAACTAATTGGAGAAGTGATTTTGCCTTTATGCGTACACTTATCACATCCTCCGGGATTTCCACGTTCAAACTCTGCACAACCATGTGGCCCTAATATGTGGGCTATTTTTTTCTCAGTCGTCCCAGGATCATAGTCAGGATGCCCAGAGGAAAGTTTATGTATTGCATCGTCTTTATCTTTACAAAATTTAGCAATAGATAAAGCGCTAAACCATCGAGGCTCCGAGAGATCCGAGCGTTGCTTGTAAGCGTACAACAACTGATTACACCCATTACCTTTACCACTACGTAGCATGATCTTACTAAAGCTTGAAGTCATGTTCGACATCATTGCCTTACCAAGTTCAGACATCTCTGCTTTAGGTGGCGCAACAGGTGTATCTTTTACACCTAAAATGTTTTTGATTACTTCAAATTCAACTGCATCTGCACCAAGCATCACTGTTACTGGCTTAGGTGGGTCGTCTTTGAAATTAAATGTATCTGGTACTCGTAGTACTCGAGCAGCCTCAAACACTTTAGTATCTACATAAAAGTCATGTGTTATACAAAGATCACGCAACCTAGCAGCTACGGGTTCCCATTCTTCGCGTGTAACCTCAGAAACAAAAGGCCAGTACGCATGAATCCCGCGCCCAGAGTTAACTACTATAGGCTTAGGTAACCCTATCAAACCACAAAACTTTTTGAGTGCTTGCAATCCTTCTGATTGTGTCAAGTACCCATCGGGTCTACCAGTTTTCTCATCAACTTTTGCTTTACTTTCTCCGCAGTCAATATCTACCCACAAAGATTTCAGCAAATCCACATTAGTTTTAACTCGACCAGAATCAGATTTAAACTTCGCTACGCCAAAATAAACATCGTTCTTTTCAGAAACAAACGTTTTAACTAACGCATCAACTTCCGCTCTAGTTGCAACTAAATTTTGTTTTACTTTATTGTTTTTAATACCTAGTATGCAAAACCATCCCGAAGACGGCTGAACAGTACTAAGTAAGTCTATTTTATCGCTCATAAATAGTGCCCTACTTAGTGTTTTAAAGTATCAAGAAAGCGATGAATTACATCTATCTTTTTCCCTTTAGGGTTTGAAAAACCAGTGAACCAGTTATAGACAGTTTGCCTACTCACTTTGAGTTTGATAGCCACCTCGGAAACGGATATGTCATGCTTAATACACACCCGCCCAAGATGGACACCAACAGCCCCACGGTCAGCTTTCTTGTTTAAACTAATTACTCGTACGCTGTATCCGTAGCTCATAATCAGTCGTCGGAACCCCAAGCGTCTAAGACTTCAGCTAAGTCGTCTTTTGCTTTTGGTTTAGCGGCGGCTTTCTTGTTTTCTTTCTTTACTGGTTCTGCAATAACTTCGTCTTCAGGTTCTTCAGCACGAACAACTTTAGGCTTTTCTATTGAAACTGGAGCTTTCTTCACGCCATCAGTCTGGGCAACAGTAATCTTAGTGTACCTTTCAGTCTCTGGGCGTTGCTGTGCAGCCTTAACAACTTCAAACTCGTCTTGAGAAAGGATTCTTTCCGCACTAAAGTTCAACTCCATTGTGTCTGCATCAGGATCAAAAGCTATTTTAGTGACGACTCGATCAGGAGACTCATTGTTTGAAATGACGTATTTAATATAGCTCTCAAACGGATGTACATTCTTATCACCCTTACCAAACAAAGACTTGGCGGGGATGTTGAATTGATACACCTCACCATGAAACTCATTTTCTAATAGTAAAGACACACGACGCTGATACTTACATGCTCGACTATCGTTCTCCCCAGAACCTTTAATATTCTGCGGACAGGTTGCACAATTTGCACTTTGCTTATCAGACGATGCCTCTTCAGGTTTGTCACCTAAGTTTGACCAACAATTAGGTAGCGTAGCTTCTTTACTAGGATCAAATTTACTCTTGTAAAAGATTCTAGAAACCTTGGGTAACGCCCCAATAATTACAGCTTTAAACTCACCTCGTACAGCACCACCAATTTGTTCCCCATTGATAATCTTTTTAAACGTTCCGTTTGTATTCGTTTGAATTCTACGGCTTTGATTTGAAGAAGTGGTAGTCAAAAACGACTTAGCAAGATCACTAAGTTCATTACTACCATCTGTTGCTACTGATTTATTTTGAAATATAGTTACATCGCTCATTTAGTTCTCCTGTTTATTTAGATTTTGCTCTTCTTACGGTGATTGAAAATTGACTATCAGTCTGCAAACCAATAGGACATTTATCTGGATTTTCTTCCAGAAACTTTCGCATGTTAGTTTTATGTATCCGTTGCTCTAACAATGGGAAGGCATCGTTCTCTTTTATGAAATCATACATAGACTCCCAATCAGAAGCCCAATACCTAGTAGTTACACCTTTCATAATAGTTCCAGAATCAGTCCGAATAGACTGAGCGTTCTGGTCTTGCAACAACTCAAGCAACTTTGCGCTAACTAAATCCAGTTGCTTTTTTAAACCTTCGAGTTCTTTTTTATGCTCTTCCCGTTTTGTGTCTAAAGCGTCTCGAATCTTAATGTATACAGAAGTTAATTTTTCTGTGTCCATTTCATCAATCTGCATTAATCCTCCTTAATTATGTTTTGACTTTGTCCAACACTCCTATTCTAAAAGTTCTTGTCTGTATAAGTCAATAACTTTATTGTGATTATCAATATTGTCCCTAAGCATTGAATATAAACGTTTTTCTACAGCACTCCCAGATATATGAACTACATTCATAGCGTTATTCTGCCCAGGGCGGTCAATTCTAGCATTTGCTTGTAAGTATGTTTCAACACTTGTCACTGGTGCATACCAAATAATTGTATTGGCGGCAGTCAAAGTTAAACCGTGTGAAGCAGCTTGTGGTTGAATAATTAAAACCCTTGGATCTTCTTCAGTTTGAAATTGTTTAATTCTCTCTGAACGTTTATTTAAATTTACTTTGCCACTAATAATTGTAGATGTAATTTTTTTAACGTCTAAAAAATCTTGTAATAATTCTATAGTGTGCGTGAACGGCACGAAGACAAGCACTTTGTGTGAAGCTTCTTCAATAACTTCAAGGATCGCATTAAGCCTCTTAGACACATCGAACCGTATGGTTTCTTTAGTATCCGAGTAAACCGCACCACCAGATATCTGTAGCAGTTTGTTCAAATTAGTCGCGGCATTTACAGCTGTAATCTGTTCTCCCGCCGCTTCCATGGTCATTTGTTTCTTTAACTTTTCATAATACTTTTTCTGTTGTGCAGTTAGTGGTGATTCTCTATCGAGGTATGTAACCTTCGGTAAGTCCAAACACTGATCTTTCTCAAATCGAATAGCAGGTTGTAAAATATTATGTACAACTTCTTGTGCGTTTCTTTTTGGTACCCATTTGAATTGAGATACCTTATACATAACAGAATCCCGGTAGTGCCCATAGAATTTAGGAGCTTTTTGTGGGTTGACTAATTTCGCTAGCCCATATGCATCCAGGGGCGATTGTGCCGCTGGGGTACCAGTAAGCATCCATAACCATTCTACTCGATCAGTAATTCTTTTAAGTATTTTCCATCTATTAGTCTGTGGGTTCTTGTAGGCATTAGCCTCATCGACAACAATTAAATCAAACCCCCCATTCTTTATTTCATCTTCAACAATCGCCACGCCGTCAAAATTAATGATGACAAACTCTGCCCCAGCAGCCAAGATTTTCTTTCTAGCCTTAGCGTCACCATGTGCTACAGAACAAGAACGATGTGTAGCAAACTTAAACAAGTCCTCTTGCCATGCTGACTTCATAATTGATAGGGGGCATATAACTAGCACTCGATTGATTTCCCCAAGCTTCATTAAGTAATCCGCAGACCAAATGACTGATGCAGTTTTACCCGTCCCTTGCTCGTTAAAACAAAACGCTTTCTTATGTAATGTAAGAAACGAAGAAGTCTCACGTTGATGATCATAAGGCGCAAACTTACCTGTCCATTCGTAGTCTCGTTTGATAGGGGAAGGCACGTTCTTAATACGTAAAGACGCTAGTTTTCTAGCTTCATCCAACCCCCATCGCACTGCCACTTTGTAGAGGCTTTCCGTTTTTCCTACAACTTTACTTTCTTTTATTTTATCTGTGACTAACTCTGGCCTACTGGTATTTAAAAGCAACGCAATCTTATTTATTATTTCCACGTTTTTTTCTTTCCTTGGGGCTAGTTTCAGACACTAAAGCTTTTGAACTATCACGATCAAAACTACGATTAGCGCTAGCGGTAGTGACTCGCGTACCATCCTTGTTTGTGCCACCTTTTGATATAGCTTTATTATGTGCCACATCTTTGTTATCTCCTTTTTTTACTGACCCATTTTTAAGCGCCTTGCGTCTTGCTTTGTTACGCATCGCTCGGTTTTTCTTTTGCTCTTCAGTACCTTGATATGTCTCGTATTCTTTCTTGTAGTTACGTTTTCTCATGTTTAACCTTTTCTATTGTGTTCACATCGGGTAACTGGACAAAATTTACACAACGGCCCAGTCTTAGCGTTCCATACCCCACTAACTTCAGCGGAATCAAGCCTGTCTAATTGATCTTTAAAGGTATCAAAATAATTATCTCTTTGCTCTACAAAATGTTCTTTATGTATAAACTCATTGCTGACCACAAATAACAGCCCAGATTTAACCTTTTTTAACTGCGGAAAGTGTACAAATAACCCCGCCGCAACTAAATCTAACTGCTTTGTATCTGCGTATCTTGCGTTCTTACTAGTTTTGTAGTCCAAAGAATAGCCAATATCCCCTCGAATAACTACAACGTCAGCAATACCACGCCACCAAACGTCTTTACCTAAGAACTTACAAGGTTCGTAACCGCCTTCAACCTTCTTAACCCCAAGTTTTAATTCAGTATGTTTGTCTCCATCCATACGTTTAATCGCCTCAACCACACCCCGGACGTAAGCAAACTTCTCAGGTATCTCCACATCATCCTTGACGTAATCCTCACAAGCTTTATGTACTTCTTGCCCATAAATGGTAGCTTGATTACCGTAGTCTTTAACATCCTTCAATACTTTCAAATGAAAATACTTCCGAGGACACTGATCAAACGTTTTTATTGATGAATACGACCATGCAGTTGACATATTTAACCTTTAAAAATCATAACATTGACGGTTATAGCATATATTTATTACATTGTGCGGACTTAGTATGTACCTAAACGGACTTAGTATGTACCTAAACGGACTTAGTATGTACCTAAACGGACTTAGTATGTACCTCAAATAAATGTGGTCGCAGGACGTACCTAAACGGACTTAGTATGTACCTTAAATAAATGTGGTCGCAGGACGTACCTTCTCGGTTTCTCGGTTTGTCACGTTTCGTTCCTTTCCGATTCTTCAATTAGCTTCTCTAGGTAGTGCATGGCTTTGTTTAAGTCCTCAACACCGTTCTTATCCCAGCATCGAGCAACATACTTGATGATATTGCCACGAAGAAAACCTTTGAACTCTTCCTCAGACATCCACGCCTTCATAGCTTTCCAAGGCTGTAGCCCCATATTCATGTAGTGATCCCCACCGATTTGTTTCTTATCAGCTTTTGGCATATCCGTGTGGTCGAGGGACGTACCTACCGAATGCCCCAAAGAATCGTAAACCACTTCATTAAAATCATCTTCCGTCATAGTAACTGCCCCCCTGATTTAAGTAAGTCTCCTCCGAATACGTGCGTACCTGTATGGTCTAGCTTAATACTTGGATGTGCGTATATCTTGCCGCCATGTTTTCGCCACAACTCGCAGAAGTGGTAGTCCTCAGATAGCAATGCACCTGTACCATCAATGCTTGTATCAAAGAACTGATAGGTAATTGGATGTATGTACTCACCATCTGAGTCTCTAAAAGATGTCCGTCTGTACGTAGGCACATGATCCTTCAGTTTCTCAAGTACACTGCGTTTGATTAGCATGAAGCCTGTACCACCATGTCGCACCTCAATAACACCCGACTCGTCTACTTCTGCATGATCCCCTTGTGCGCCCATCATGTTAAATACAAACGAACCACTGTAGTCAGCCAAGTTATCTTTACCTTCTCTCGCGGCTCTAGCTACTGAGTCCCATGCAATCTCTTTCTTTGAGTACACGCCACACACTACATCTTTCTCTGCTAGTAGTAGCGCAGGTATAGCCCCAGCTGGAAACGTTATGTCTGCGTCAATGAACATTAAGTAATCTGCATCACGTTCGAGGAACATCCTAGCCAAGTCATTACGCCCACGAGTTATTAGACTCTCGTTAGTAAGCGTAGCTATATAGGTTTCACATTGCAGTTCAGTTAGCGTTTTCCATGCACCCAGTAAACTAAGTGAGTAGCCCCCTGTACACATCCCCCCATACATCGGGGTTGCAATCATTATCTTTGGTCTATCAATCATACTGGACAGCCTCTCTTTTTTAACTCGTTGTAATGCCCATCAAACGTCATTCTTGTATTAAAGAATGAACCAAATTCTTTTTCGGATACTTGATGGTGTTTAAGTTTTATTTTTTTATCCTCTGCTAGTGGTATCAAATGCGCTAACGGAGTCTTGTATCTAATGTAGTTGGTGTAAGTCTCTTCTCGGCGTTTAAATATAAGGTTTACATTAGTGACATGTTGGTACTTAAACTCTGTTACCCCCGATAACACTTTATATTCAAAGTTGTATAGCGTATTCCAAGTTGGGTCTTGCCACACAAAAGGAGTTGCATCGGTTGCTCGAAACGCCCAAGGCGAAGACAGCTTTAAGTGTGCGTATTCTTTTGAGTTAAAGTGTGTGCCTATCTGTTCTTTCTCATGGATAGACGCATTGTGTTTAGGGTCTGAAAACTGCCATCGATAATTTTCTGTACCTTTCTCGCCTATTTCAACCGCCGCATCGCACCAAGCAGATAACATAATCCCTCTTTGGTATAAGTCCACAATCCCAGCACATTTACGCATAGTGGGTACTGGGAAAAAACCATTTCTAGGTACGTAAGTTTTAGGTAACTCTTTCCACCAATCAGGAACAAACTCAGCCGCGAGTTTTGGTTTCGCATACTTAAATGCTCCCTCTACTGGAGTAAAACAATCAATCAAAAGTGTTTTCTTCTTAAATAAAAACATAACTCCTCCTATTTATTCCATTTCTCTTCTTCAAGAATAATAGCTTGTCTCATCAAATGCCCATCTACTGATAAGTCCATCGCTTTCTTTTTAGCTTCTGAGTACTTTTTAGAATTCATCAGGTCTTGTACTTCTCTTAAATGTTTCTTAACGTTTAACCAATGCTCACTCCAATCTACATATTCACTCATTTACAACTCCCATAGGTTTTTCCATCAAAAGCCTCACAATCGAGGGGTAATTCTTGTGCCCAAGTAGGGCGGGTCTTCATTACTTTCTCTACAAACTTCTTTGCTTCTTCTACTTCTTCGTTAGGCACAATACATGCAATCGCATCATGCACAGTCATTACTACCTTGTACTTCTTAGCGATACCGAGTAACTGCTCACCAATAACAATACGCGCCAATGCCTGACACACATTCTCTATAACTTTGCCGCCATAGATACGGTTCGCAATGACTGATCGTCCGCGTCTCGTGTCGTACACAATCTCAGTTTTTCCATCCTCAGATTCTTGCCTGCGTAAGTTTGGGTACTTTATATACAGGTTGTTGGGTAATCGTATCCCGGCAGAGTCTACTGATAACACGCCATACCTACCAATTAATGCCCCCGCCCCGTCCATAATTCCTTCGAGCGCATCACTAGCACTACGCCATAAATTTGGTATCCATTTATACTCATCTCGGTAAACACGAATGATACGTTTGCAATCATCCTCATCTAACTCAACACCAAAGTTCTTTAGCTGCGCTTGAAACTTCATCGCACCCATGCCATAACCTGCACCAAGAATAGTAGTCTTACCAATAAAACGCTCTCCCTTGTCGATCTCATCTACTGGCTTACCATATATGCTACTAGCCATAATCTTGTACACATCATCACCTCGATCAAACGCTTCAACCAAGTCATGCTCTTCAGCTAACCAAGCAAGTGTTCGCGCTTCAATTTGTGATAAGTCACAGTCAATCATTGTGTAGCCAGTAGGCGCACAGATCGCATCTTTCAGTGGTGAGTTACGTGGTAGGTTCTGCATGTTTACCTTGTCATCCCCACCCCATCGACCAGTGTGAGCCGCGTAATAACGTAAGGGTATTGGCATAGTTCCACGCATAGCAATGTTGATAAATCGTTTGGTTCGAGTTTCTTCAATGGTGGACTTTACACCTAGCCTTGCCGACACTAGTGCTTGTACTGTTTCGTTCTCATGCTCTAAAAGTTTTTTAAACTCTTCATCAGACTTAGCGAATGCTAGTGTTTCCTTCCCTGTTGTTGGGCTGATCTTTGTTGGTGGGATAACACCGTGGCTTTTAAGTAACTCAGCAAACTTAGGATTACTCAT